GGTAGGTTCAGATTCATTTCCAGTACCGGATGCTTTTCCGGTTATACCCTGTCCTACTGTCGTTTGAGCGTTGAAATCAGCATATTTGATGAGATATAGCAGATTCACCATTCCGGCCTGTTTCAGATCAACTAATCCCCATCCGGTGCCTCTGTTCTCTGCCATAGTTCTAAATTCCGGTAGAGTCTGGTTAGTTTTTGGCTTTCTTCCCGAGACGGAGCGCAACATATGGTCTGGAATGTCTAGAGTAGCTATCTGTATTGGAGCTGAACCGTCTGATGCGTCTTCTATCCATGAGCTGTCTGATATTTTCTGCACGCTGCCCTCGAAAGCTCCGATATACACGTAGTCAAGAACTTCTCCACCAGATACGAACGCAGGATGTATTGTGAATCCGTCTGCTTCTGTTGCTGAGACTTCCATATACACTATCGGTTCGCCTTCGGTTTCTATCTCGCCTACGTGCATATAGTATTTCGGGAATCTGACTACCACTTCTCCGTTCGAACCGTCCGTGGCATAATCTACGTCTCCAAACTCCGCTAGTTCGGTACCATCGGAGTCCAGATTCATTCGCTTTATAAGGTCGAAATCGTATTCTGTGTATCCTGTAGAATTTCCTGCCAAATTTACAAGCGGCGTGCCTTTCAGGGTCAACGCCCTGACCGTGGCCGTTCTCGCTGTCTCCGGCATACTGATTATCGGCACCGTTTCCGCCACATCCACCGTTAGGTCGCTCATGTCTTCGGCCACTTCTTCCAGGACCTCTACCCGGTCAATGAGCCCGGTCGTGTCGGTGTTCAGTTCATCCTCCAGGGTCGTCAGTCTGTCCTTCACCCCCGTGTCCGCGGTATTGAGGTCGTCCTCTATTGTGGTTATCCTCGCGTCCATTCCGGTGACCGGGGTCTCTATCTCCTCCTCCAGCGCGGTGGTGCGGGCGTCCAGGGAGTTTATGTCGTCGGCCTCCACGTAGTCGCCTTTCGGTCGGTAGATAACTGTAAGTGTCTGCCCGAAGTTGGAATAGAACGTTATGCCGGTGTAGGAATCGTGAATGTTATCGTAGTCGGCCGATTCCAGGCGGTAATCTAGTGCCCGGGACAGCGCGGTTTCCCCACGGTACACCCGCAATCCGGTGGCGGATATGAGGTCGTGGGAAAGGGTCACGCGTGCTCGCAGTGGGCTTCCACCCCCGGCCGGTACTGTTATCGTTTCAGTTGTGTCCGGGTATCCGGACGACAAGAAATTTAATTTGGCCATACCCGTAAATCCCTCCCCATATCCTGTCTAGTTTCCCTGTCTGTATCCATTATAACGGACGCCTGTAGGATGTGCAGGCGAGCCTTTAAGTCTCGGCCTCTTCCAGGGCAGTCACCCTGGCCACCAGGTCCTGCGCGCGGGCCACGATGTCGTTCAGGACGGTCGCATCGGCCTTTACCCCTACGTACATAGGCAAGTGGTAGCCCACATCGGTGGCGATGATGTTGTCACCGACATACAGATACATCCTTCCTATGGTGTCCACCGCTTCACTCTCCGCCTCGTCCAACTGATATATATACGTCCACGGCCTCCAGTCTGCATCAGGATATATATCGGTGACAAGACTTGCAAGCGCAGTAGACGCGTCTACTGAATCCCCGGTATAACCAATAGGACTGTAATCCGTACCGTCTATATACTTCCACCCGTTGAAGTATCTCTTTATATCGTCTGCATCTGGAGTTATGCTTGAAAATCCTGTATCCGAGTCTAGTAGTTCTATATCCGACAACATTCTGCCATAGCAGTCAAGTATGTACGCCACGCTCGCGGTCATTTCGCTTATATCTACTGTTGTAGAGCTTTCCAGCTTAGTGATATCTCCAACAGTTGCGTACTGCAATTCCAGTCTCTTGACGCGCGTAGTCTTCGTGTCTGTATTGAATTCATCGTATATACCGTTCCAGCCATGTAGTTCAGTATCTACTTCAACAGTGGAGATTGGTGTAGAGTCTAACGTGTCGCCGTAATTGTTTACACTGAACGCGCGCTGCCCGCCGTCGAATGTGTAACCTACTGCTTTGACCACGTCTATATGTCCAACTTCGTCGAAGTATTCTTCCAGTTGCTCGTCGGTCAAGTCGTACCAGTTTGTGACTTCGAACACTTCCTGCATAGGTGTGTTCAATTCGCCCAAACTTGTGAGGTCGATGATATCTAGGTTTCTGAATGTGTAGTCCACGGGAGTAGAGGCTGTATCGCCGGTAATAACCTTAAGCTGCCAGTCTGCAACAGTTTCTGGTGTAAATGTGAGGAATCTGCGCGCGAAATCCGTGTCGGTTTCAGTCCACGGATCAGCGCTCACACTATCCACACCGTTTGTAACTGTTAAAGTCGCGTCTAGCACTCCAGTGTCGTTGGCCATACCTTCCAGAAATACTAGATACTTATGCCCGGCTATCAGCCTGTCCTCTATACTTTCCTTTATTTCAGTCCATTCCAGAGATATCTCACTTATGGTATCTGTACTTACTACATTAGTACCGTGGAATATCCTGAATGGATTACTGAAGTTTACGGATACAGCCTCGCCCGTATCGTCCGCAACAATGGCAAGATGTCTTTCTGAACCTACATATGAAGTAGTGGGACAGGTATCCGTAATAGCGGACAGGTCAGTCCATTTGTGCCAGTATTTGTCTCCTGAAACGTATGGCGCACCGGCTGCACCACATAATCGCCAGCCCAAAAAGTACGCCTTCATCTCGTCGGAAGATGGCTCATAACTCTCCGGCCAGCCTGAATCAGATTTATGTATCTTAAAAGTTGTTAGCATATAAAACCTCCAAAAGTTACCGACATGAAGAACCCGCCAGCAACACTAGTACAAACCAAAATTGCAGTTTACAAAGACCACAAGATCAAGATCAAAACCGTTAAACCCTCTGGAGGCGCCCGCCACGACCCAGACCGGCATAAGCCGACGAACTACGCGCATAAAGATGCCACGGCCCGTGCAGACCGCCGTTAGGCCAAGTACCACCGCCAAGAAGAACC